AAATAGGGCTGAGGCCGTCGAACTCGGTCTCATAGCCCCCTCGGTACCCCCTGGGGTTAAATCCCCCCAGGAGAGCGACAGCGGAGCGACAGAGGAACCATCGGCGGAAGATCCGCCGAAAACCCCTAAGGCCCCTAAGGGCCCTAAATCATCATGATCGGTGCTCCGATCTGACCGGGGTCGTCAGGCTGGCACTGTTGATCTACTTGATATCAACAGTGCCACTGACACCCCACCATCTCGAAAGGCCAAAAAATGAGTACCAAATCTTTCAAGCAACCATCAGTGATGGGGCACAACTTCAGTCAAATCCCTAAAGCCGATATACAAAGGTCGACATTCAAACGCGACCACGGCTACAAAACCACACTTGATAAGGGGGGTATTCTATACCCCATCTTCGTCGACGAGGTCCTTCCCGGCGACACTTTCAACGTTTCTCTCTCGTCCATTGCGCGGTTATCAACCCCCATTGTCCCGATCATGGACAATATCTTCATGGACTATTTCTTCTTCTTCGTCCCCAACAGACTTACGTGGGAGAATTGGCAGAAATTCATGGGCGAGCAAAAAAGCCCAGGCGACTCAACAGACTACGCAATACCATTCATCACCGCTCCTGTAGGTGGATTCCAAAATGGATCAATCTACGACTACTTCGGAATCCCAACCGAAGTGGAAAATATTAAAATCAACGCATTACCAATAAGGGCATATGCGCAAATCTGGCAGGAATGGTTTCGCGACGAAAACCTTCAAACCCAGGCAGATGGCCTTTCTATTCTTGATGGCCCTGACGCTGCTTCCGACCACTTCATGTATCCAAGGGGAAAGCGCCACGACTACTTTACATCGTGTCTCCCTTGGCCTCAGAAATCAGAAAATCCCGTCGACCTGCCCTTGGGCGACCGGGCTCCAATTATGGGAATCGGAACAAGTACTAGCTTCCCAACAGGGCCAACCCCAGTCACCGAAACAGGAGGCGCTTCCGTCTCCTACGAAGGATCAGTCGCAACCACGGTCGGCGGAGCCGTCTTCGTGGAAGAGGATCCTGATAACCCAACCTGGCCAAACATATATGCTGACCTCAGCAATGCTACTGCTGCTACTATCAATTCCCTACGTGAAGCGTTTCAGCTTCAACGCATGCTCGAAAGAGATGCAAGGGGTGGAACCAGATACACGGAAATAATTCGAAGTCACTTCTCCGTGGTATCACCAGACGCACGTCTACAACGACCGGAATACCTGGGCGGCGGTAGCCGACCTGTTGTAATCTCTCCGGTCCCACAAACAACTCCAACTGGAATAGTCCCTGACGTAACTCCTCAAGGAAACCTTGCCGCTGTAGGCTATCAACAGGCCTCTGGAATTGGATTCACCAAGTCTTTTGTCGAACACGGCTACATCATCGGCCTATGCGCAGCCAGGGCCGACCTCACCTATCAGCAAGGGACAAATCGGCTTTGGAGCCGATCAACCAAATACGATTTCTACTGGCCGGCTCTGGCCCATCTGGGCGAGCAAGAAGTACTCAACAAAGAAATCTATGCTCAAGGGACTGCTGAAGATGACCAAATCTTCGGCTACCAAGAACGCTGGGCGGAATACCGTTACAAACCCTCTCTAATTACCGGAAAACTCAGGTCAAATGATCCCCAATCCCTCGATGTCTGGCATTTATCACAAGAATTCGAATCATTGCCAGGGCTGAACGCCACTTTCATCGAGGATAATCCTCCCATCGAAAGGATCATCGCAGTTCCTTCGGAACCATACTTCATATTCGACGCATATTTTAAGTGTCGATGCACAAGACCTATGCCGATGTACTCGGTCCCCGGCCTAATAGATCACTTCTAGATCGTAAGGCGTAAAATGGATAACCAGTACTCGCAAACCGGCATTTCATTACCATCAAAGGCCCCTTTCTCAGGGGGCCGTGCTGAGCGAGGACGAGCTTTATAAGGCGAGGACGTTAAAATGTGGCAAGGCGCTGTCGTAAGTGCAATCGTCGACGCGGTAAAATTCGAAAGAAACATGTACGAAGCCAAACGAGCCGAACAACGTGCTCGGGACTGGCAACGTGAAGTTGCCCAAAACGCTCATACATGGGAGGTCAACGACCTCAAAAAAGCCGGTCTAAACCCTATCCTCTCCGCGCAAGGACGCGGAGCAAACATACCTGCAGGAATGCAGGCCAACTTACCAACCCAAGGCGGGGCAGACGTTTCATCTGCCCTTGCCTCAGCCCGTGAAGCGCAAGCATTAAAACAGGATAAGATCCGAACCGACTACCTTGAAGGAGGTAAAGACGTCTACGACAATAATCCTGAGGCGAAAGCCGCAGTAGACGGGGCCAATATGGCCCAACAAAACGGGCTATCACCAACAGTAGGAGCCGCATTTAACTCGGCGTCCTCTCTATTCAACGCTACAGGCGACGACCGAAAAAAACCTAATGTCGTCCCCGAACGTCCAACGGATCGAGGAATCATCCAACTACACGGTCCGCAAATCCGAACTCCACGGAGGTCAAAATGAGAATGCGAAGACGCATGAAAAGAAAACGTTCGAAAAGGCTGTTCAGCCGGACGGCTCGACGCACCAACAGTCGCAATACCCGCAGTTCTCCCATGCGGGGAGGCTATCGCCTCTAATCCTTATTTCCCAGCGAAGCTGCTCCGACTGGCTGGGCCTCCTGGCCAGCCGGGTGCGCTTCTCTCTTGAGCCGCAAAAACCCTACAAGGAAGGACGACTATGGCCTGCACTAGACCCCTGCACGCATATCGGTCCCTTAATAAACTCAGCGAAAACAACACCGCTATCATCTACTTCAAACGCCCTCTGACGGAACCTGTCGAGGAAGTAATACTACCCTGCGGCCGCTGCCTAAGCTGCCGCATATCACGTTCACGCGAATGGGCGCTTCGGTGCATACACGAAGCCTCACTATTCGAGCACAACTGCTTTCTCACACTGACAATCGCGCCCGAAAACCTCTCGCTAAAAAATAAACCATGCGAAAAATCAAAATGCCCAATATACATACGCAACGGTAAACGCTGCGAAGACGGTTCACTATGCAAACGCGATTTCCAGATCTTCATGAAATCTCTACGAAAGAAGTTCAAAGGCTACGAAGCTATACCGGGAACAAAACGCTACCCTATCCGTTATTTCCATTGTGGAGAATACGGAAGCAAACTCAAACGACCACACCACCATTGTATCCTATTCAACTTCAACTTCCCTGACAGGACCATATGGAAGAGGCCCGACATTTCGAGCAATGCGAGAAATGGAGGAAACCAATACATACTATATAGATCCAAAATACTAGAAAAATTGTGGCCTCACGGCTTCTCGACAATCGGCCAAGTTACTTGGCAATCAGCCGCATATGTCGCCAGATACGTGACAAAAAAAGTCAACGGCGATGAGGCCGCAATTCATTACCTCAAAGGACACCCCGATATCGAAACTGGCGAGTGCTTCTACATCGAGCCAGAATACATCTCCATGTCCAGAATGCCGGGAATCGGCGCTTTCTGGTTTAAAAAACATGGAATCCAGCAATACGTAAAAGACTACATAACTCACGAGGGAAGAATCTTCCCTATCCCTGAGTTTTACGATAGACTCTTTGGCGTGGAAAACGCCAAGCAACTACAACACATCAAACGTCAAAGGAGGAAACGCGCATGTGAAAAACAGGAACCCACTGAAAAGCAGCGCATTATGCGACTGCAAGCAAAGGAAGAAATCCTAAACCAACGTTTCAAACTACTTATGCGGAGCATCGAAAATGATCCTAAAAATGTACAGTGTCTATGACATCAAGAGCAAAATCTATCATCCGCCGTGTCTCTGCCATAATGCAGGACACGCAACAAGAATGTTCACATCCACCTTCTCAAAACCGGGGAGCGTAATGCACGACTTCCCCAACGACTTCCAAATTTTCGAGATAGGCGCATTCGACGACCAAACTGCCGTCATTGAAACGCTTATTAACCCCACGCTCATCTGTAGCGTTTCCGACCTCATTGTCCCAACTCCAGAGGAGACCACATGACCCGTTCAATTCCAGAACGCACGAATAAATATCGTCGGGTTCAAACCCCTGTAGACCCTATGTCATTAACCGAACAACAGCATGGTCCAGCATGCGACATCAACACGATCATGCGAAAACTGCGAACTCAAGGTGAGCTACCCCATTACAGAATGGGCGGAAACTTCGGCGATTTCACCAATTATGCCGATTTCCATGATATGAAAAACCGGATCCTTCAAGCCAACAACGACTTCATGGCGTTACCCTCTGAGCTTAGAGCGAAGTTCGGAAACGATCCAGGGAACCTCCTCACCTTCCTTGAGGATCCCGTAAATAGGGCTGAGGCCGTCGAACTCGGTCTCATAGCCCCCTCGGTACCCCCTGGGGTTAAATCACCCCAGGAGAGCGACAGCGGAGCGACAGAGGAACCATCGGCGGTAGATCCGCCGAAAACCCCTAAGGCCCCTAAGGGCCCTAAATCATCATGATCGGTGCTCCGATCTGACCGGGGTCGTCAGGCTG